TGAGTAGTAGATGCCTGAGATAAACTACCTTGTAAATTAGCTATAGATTGTTTTTCTTTTAAAATATTGTCTCTAGTTTCCTCAAATAATTTCTTTTTAGATTCTAAAGCAGCAATTTTAGATTCAACAATACTAGTTTGGTCTGCTGTTTTTTGGTAAGCAGCAGATAAGTAACCATAAATACCTGCTGATGTAATTAATATTAATACAGCGGCTGCTATTGTTAAATAAATTTTAAGTAATTTTGGTAATGTCTTTCTATATTGATACAATAAAGATGCTATTACCAATTTAGCTATTTCCAAAGAAGCAGCCATAATCATTACAGCGAAACTAGCCCCAGCAAATAACATGCTGAGACCAGTTACGCTATAAAAAGCAGCTGATGCACTAACGGATAGCGCGGAAAATGCTATTATGAAAGGAAATATTCTTTCTTTTATACTATTCCACATACCGTATAAATATTAAACTATTTCACAGGCTCCACCAGCACAAGCTGCTTGATCCATTAACGCTGTATTATCATTCATTTCGATTACCATAGATAAATCTACTTTATGTAATGATTCTACTGCCTCCTCAAATTCTTCTTTTGTGATTGTTTCAAAAGGAGCTTGTTTATAAGTACCTAAATCCTCAGGTAGGAAAGACAATGCTGTAAAATATTCTCTGTTTTCATACAACCAATCACCTACTGTACCCCATTCATCTTGTTTAATAGTTACTGTAGCTGATACGTTATGCATATTTGCACCTTTTCTATGACCAGGTTTAATCCATTCTTTGTTAATTGTTTTAATACGCTCTAACAAATCCATAGCTGATTCTTTACGTGTAATAGAACCTTCTGGAGAGCGTTGAGGAACTGAAATTACGGCCTGTAGATTTGGTTTAAAAAAGTCATCTTCTAACATTTCAGGATGGTAAGCATTTAAGTAAGTATACAAAGCTTCATTTTTACCTACACGAATTCTTCTCATATAATAATCATCGTGCCAAGCGTGGATGCCTGAACTAGTACCTAATACTAAACTTGTAGTACCTGATGGTTTAACTGTAGTAACACGAGCTGCTTTATTAATACCTAATACTTTAGCAATACGTTCGTTTTCTTCACAAGCTATTTTAGCTGCTTGTTTCATATCAAGTTTTAATACAGCACCTGAAGCAATACCTGTCATTCCAATACCTAACAATGCTTCTTTTTCAGTTGTTTTTCTCCAAACATCTCTCAAGTAATGGAAATCAGTATATGAAGCTTGTAATGTACCAATAAATGCTGCTGCTTTAGCTCTTGCATTATATTCTTCTTGTGTTTCAATGTCACTAGCGTTAATTTCACACAAGTTACAGAATTGATTAGCTTTTAAGTTAATTTCAGCACAAGGGTTAGTTCCAGCATCTTTATCGTTTGTAAATAAAAATCCAGGTTCACCACTATTAGATGCTTCAATTTTCTTCCACAAGTCTAGGAATGTTTCTTTGTCGATTTTGTTACGAAGTAATACAGCTGAATTATTTGCTCTGCCTCTTTGAGGGTTATTTTCCCACCAATTTCCAAATTTACAAGTTAACATATCCTCATCATGTAAATTAAATAAAGCAATCAAAGCAGCTCTACGAATACCTCCGGACAACACAGCATCAGCTAAATGACAAATAATATCGTGACATTCAACTGTTGTTAATTTTTCACCATCTTTTTTACGGTCCAAAATCGCTTGCATATGCACTAAAGCAATTTTCAATGGTTCAGGACCTGGTGCTTTACCACCAACTGTAATTAATGAAGCACCTTTTGCTCTAATGTCTCTAAAATCAAACAAAGGAGCAGTTGATGTATAACCAAAATAAGCTTTAGTTAACATACGAACGGCATCAGCCCATCCTTCAATAGAATCACCTACTAAATAACGCTTTGATTTCAAAGGTTTTCTAATTTCAGGCAACTTTTCTACGTGATGTGTTTGTACTGAATAACCTACTCCGCAACCTGAAAGTAATAAGAACATGATTTCAGAAAATGCTCTGTAATCATCAATTGGTAAATAAGAACAGTTAAAAATACGAGCGTTGTTTATTTCAATTGGTTTACCAGCAAATTGCATTGAACGCATTGATGGTAGTACCTTTTTATCATAAACGTACTTGTAAGCGGCTTCAATCTCTTCAGCCAATTGGGGAAACTTTTTGATGTGCATTTCTTTGTTTCGGGTAACTAACTCATCCCACGTTTCCCTTCTATGCTTTTCGGGTACGAATTTAGCATATTTCAAATGGGTAGTAATTTCCGACAAAATTTGTGATTCTGTTGTTAACATTGTTTTTTAAATAATTTAGTCTGTTTGTAGTTCGAAAAATTTTTGTTTAATAAGGGCTTTGTCTACTGAATCTATTTGATTTCCAAATGCTGGAGTAGATGATGTTTCAGGTTCGTCGTCTTCAATATGGGTTGATACTTCAAAATGACCTGTAGAAGTATCTGCTTAACAGACCAAACTGGTAAGTTTAATTCTCTAGCAAGACCCTTAGTACTAATATAAATATCATCTATTTCTTCCTTACGCTCACGATTCTTTCTCTTTGAACGAAGAAGATCTACGTAATCAATAAGAATCAAATCTGGTTTAAAGTCTAGGTCAATACATTTTTTAATATGAGATTCAATTGTTGAAATTGATGCTTTACCTGTTGGGTATTCTTTAATAATCAATTGACCATTTAATTGAGTAACAGCCTCTTCAACTTGGTTTTTATGTTTAGTAATATTTTGAACACTTACTCCAGTAAAGAAAGCATCATATCTTCGTCCTACATAATCAGATCCCAATTCAAGTGTATAGTGTAATACATTATAACCTAATTTAACAGCAAATCCACCTAAAGCAACTAATGACCAAGATTTACCACCACCAGGATTACCAAATATCAATCCAAAGTCTCCATTTCCTAAACCACCTTGTAGTAATTCATTAATTGATTCCCAAGGAGTAGGTACAATTGTTCTGTGATCTTCACGGTAACGAGATTCAACATCTTTGTTGTATTCGTGTCCCATATTTTTGTCTTGACCCGCTTTAAGTGCGTTATCAATCATTGTCCTGATTGAATCATAGTCTCCTGCATTTAGAAAATCTACGCTTGTTAACAACGCTTTCTTAAGTTGTTGGTTTTTACAAAAATTAGAAAATTCTTCCTCAACATACTTTAAATCCTCGTCTGATGCTTTATAAGCTTCTCTTAATTGTTCCTTAATTGAAACCTGTAGAACTTCATTATCGATTTTCTTTAATTCTACCTTCAAAACATCCATACTAGGACAAGTATGATACTTTTGGAAGTAGTCTAGAATCTGTTTAATAACCCATTTGTGGGCCTGATTATCAAAGTACTCTTCACTCAACACATCCTGAATATTCAATAGAAATTCTTTGTGTGTTAAAAGTGATGACAGTACCTTAATCTGGAATCCTATTCCATATTGAGATAAATTATTTAATGTCATATAACTTTTTTGCTAAAACTGTTTAATACTTTATAAGTGTCATTTAATGCGAATTCAGGATTTTTAATTAATTTTCCTAATCCGTCTTCATGGTAAAGTCGTAAGAAAGCTTCAAGTTTCAAAGCTGAAACAGGTTCTTCTACTGATTCTTCCATATAAGCTCTATCATTGTCATCAATCAATGGATTTTCTAAATCCATAATTCGGAAATTATTTTCCAACCGTTCCATATCAAAAACTACTCTTGAATACACAACGTGTTCTTTATGTTTAGCAGCACATATTTCAACCAATTCTTGGAAACTAATATATCGTTCTGCTATGTTTTATAAATAATAAAATTTTCAGCTAATATACCAAAGTTGTCTCTTACTGTTTGAGGTGTATAATATTCCTTTTCAGCAGGACGATACAACGTAACTTTATCGTTTACTAATTGAACAAAGTCTTTATCGTTGGATACTATGAAAACTTGGGAATCATGTTTATTAGGCAATATATCACTTAAATAGGCGATTATATCATCGGCCTCTACCTTATCTAAACTCAATGTTTTAACTGGTAAACATTTTAGATAATGAATTAGTCTAACAATTTGGTCTACTTTAGCATCATGTTCTTCTTCTAAATTTTCAAATACATCCCAGTTAGTAATACGAACTAAGTTACGACCTGATTTATATTCAGGTAACATATTTTTACGATTAGTTGAAGAACCAACACCATCAAATACTACATAAACAGATGTCGGATGGACTTGATTTATTAGCGAGTTTAATGAGCGAATAAAACCTCCTAGACCACCAATATGAACACCTTGTTCGTTCACAAAATTCATCATAGCAAAGTTCCTAAAGAACAAATTTAACCCATCAATAAGCAACACTCTTTCGTGTGGGTTGGCAGGAGAAGACTCCTGTTTATCCATTTGGTCTAGGAGGTTTAATAGTTCACTCTTTTTCATACCGTAAATGTAATGATCTTTTTGTACAAAAGCCCGATTAATCAGGCTCTTGTTCAAAAACATTTAATGTTTCAAAGGTTTCATCTTCTTCAAAAATGTCGAAGTCCATTCCACCTAAAACTTTCATCCATTCACTAGCATGTTCATCCTTATAGGCCTTAATTTCTTTATCAGTGTCATTAATAAAGCCATGAGGAGTCATAATGATTTTACCACGAGTAGTAATACCATTAATGTGGTTTTTGTCAATTTGGATGTTGGTACGTTTAGCAAATTCAACTTGTTTACCGTCTTTAATTGCTTTGATTTTACTTGTACCAGCATTTGAAATATTACCAAAAGTAATTACAAACGTAGCATCAAACCACATAGCAAATCCCCCTTTGTTCATCAACTTAGGTTGACCCATAGGTACTTCTGCTTTTGCTGTCCAAACCTTATTTACACATACTAATGTATTAGTATAAGGGGATGATTCTTTACGTGATAATGTAATTTTTTGGTTAATATTGTTACCAAACTGTGTAGACATCGCACCTGCATTCCATTCATTATTGTTTTTATTTGATTTAACAGATAGTTCGCAAGGAACTGAACCGATTGAATCCCAAAAGAAACATAAATCGTAAGGCAAATTACCTTTTTTCTGTTCATCTAATAAATCAGCAATGAATACTGCTACGTCCTCGATTGTGTTGATTGTTTCTCTGTCAACATACAAGAAGAAACCACTAAAGTTGTTTACTTCTCCTGTTTCCTTGTCAACATCCATTTCAACCTCAAGACCCATTTGCATTGCGTGTTCCCAATTCCACTTCATCTCAGTGATAATGAATACTGGTAAAATACCCATTTTTTGAGCATTAACAGCACCTTCAATCATTGCTGTTGTTTTACCTGTATCACTATGTCCTCTCAAAAGAACAATGTGCCCGGTAGGAATACCAGGCACACTAGTTACTTCTTGAAAGGCTGGACTAAGTGGAATCCACTTTTGTTCTTTAAACTTAACGTTGCCGTTAAGCATTTTTTTCTCCTTGAATTTATCAAGGTTAAAATTGGCTTTAATCTCTTTAGAGACTGCTGCCGTTAGCGATTCGCTTTTCTTAGTTCTAGCCATAACTTTAATTTAAATAATTAGAAAGGTAGATCGTTGTCGTCCTCGTCTTCAAACAATGAATCGAACTGATCTGCTTTTGATGCTTTAGGAGCCATTGGTGTTTTCAAAGCATAAGTCTTAGCATTTGTAGTTGCTGTTTCTTCTACTTCTGGTTCGTCCTCATCATCAATAATTGAACCTTCTTCTGGTTCTTCTGGAGATAACCAATTTTGTAAAACTTCTTTAATTTCTTCGTAAGTGCGCTTACGTTGAACTTCCAAAATATTGGGTTGTTCACTAAGGAAAGTACCAATCAAAGAAGCATCTGCACTCAAAGCAGTAGTTTTAGGTTTAATACGGATAGATGTTTTCAATCCTTGACGACCACCAATATCACCTTTAACGGCTTCAACAGTAAAGTCTCTACCTTCGTTGATGTCTGTGTAATCACCATAATCTTCATCATCTGCAATACCTAAAAGCTGCATGTAAATTTCTTTACCAAATTCCCAAAGGCGCACACCTTTTTCTTCTTCACCCCTAACAATAACGGGAGCATAAATCCTCATTTTAGGGTCCAATTTTTTAGCCAATGACCAATTTTCTTTGTCATTAGTTTTTCTCAATTGAGCAGCAAATTCTACGATTGGGTCTTTTTCACCCCAGTTGGTTAAAGCAAAAATAGGAAATTTTCCAAACCCATAGTGTACAAAAACCTCTTTAAATGGGTTTTTAGCATCTAATTTAGACGGCACAATACGAATTTGGTACTTGCCTTCCTCTTTTGGTTTCCAGTAAACTTTTGAGTAATCAATTTTTTCTTTCTTGCCTGTGTTGTTCGTCGACTGTAAAGCGTTTAGTCGTTGTTTAATAGCATTAATATCCATGATTTTAATTAATTAGTTTAATGTCGGAAATATAAGAACGAGGTGTTGTATAACCAAGTTAAAGTTCAACAATCTTATAAACTTTTGTATTCAGTTGTTTCAACTCATTATGGTTGGTTAACAAAATACAGTTTTTATAGTGTTGCCAGTTTACACGGTAAGTAGAATCAACTACACCACCGTTTAATTTTTTTATTAAATCATTCAACGCATTAATTGTATATAATGTGTTGGTCTCTTTCTTTCTATGTACTAAAATAGTATTTAAAGGAATTGAATCAACGTTGCCTTGTTCTACATTGTAAGTAATAACATATTCATCTGTACTCTTTACATACAAAACAAACATTTTGTTGTACATAATAGAGTACGATTCTGTCAGCGCGCTGATTAAATCTTCTAATCCCTCTAAGTTTGTAAATGTACAAAACAGTTTATTATTCACGTCTCTCGTATTTATGGGTTCAAAATCGTATCCCATATACATATGTTTATTTTCTTGTAAAGTCATAATCGTAACCTCGTTTAGTTTTTGTCGTTAATTTATATTTTTCAAAAATTTTCTGTATATCTGTTTCAATTTCATCTTCGCCTTCACCTAATTCAAACAAAAACGAATCATAAGTATATAATACCATTTGTGTTTTTTTCCCTTTTAACAACTTATGTATATCCATCAATATATAAGTGTTAATAGCCGACTCCACATTCTGTAACATATAATTAAACAGTTTTTGTGGATTCATATTCTCCAGCTTGTCTTTTTCAAAGCAATAACCTGAAATTGGTACAATAACTTGACCCGAGTTATTAAACTCTTTCCAGTTATCGTCTACAAATTTCTTTACTTGTTGAAAAAATTCAAGGTGCTCATACTCTTTAAAAACACCCCCATAAAGCTGCTTAAACGTGATTTCTTTTGCTTCTTGATAGCTCGTTTGGTAGAGATCTGCGAATGCTTGGTGGACATCTTGAACGCCAAAATCATAGGCAAGTAAACGACCGACAATAGCAGGATGGTATGCACTAATATCGAACTCAATGAACCCATGACTCGATCTAAAGCTCCTCCTTGCACCATTATCTTTGTTTAATGCGGCAAAATTAATGCCATTAAAAGAGTTACTTGGTCTACGTGTTGTTGTAGCCAAATTGTAGCATGTGTAAATCCTATCGCCTTGGATTGAATAAAATTCGTGATTGAGTTCATAGTGTTTATCAAGTTCATACTTATCTATTTTAATTCCGTTCTTTTCTACTCCGAAAAACGCTAACACTACCTTATTGTTATAAAAATCAAACCAAGCAGGTAGTTCTTGAGGTATAACACTACGAACGTGCTCATAAATATGTTGGCATTTTTCGTAATGTTTGCTTACCGGAATAAGTTTATTTACTTTTGGATAATCCGTATTTTTAAAATAAAAGTGTTCGTGTGCTTTAGTGTTTTGTATATACGGAGGAGAGAATTGTGATAGGTCGCACAAGCTTTTAATTGGAAAATAATATAATGCTTGTTTTTTATCTTGTACCCACACACGCTCTATATTTTGTAGTATAGCGCCTATAATCGTTTTATTAAGCGAGGTAGTCTCACTATGGTCAACGCATAACATATAACCTTTCGTGTCATTAAACGGTCTAATATACACTAGAGACACATCGTTTAAAGCAGGGTGTATGTTGTCGTGATATGGAATTATTTCAACAAATGCCTCTTTTATGGGCTTTTGTATTAAATAATCTAAATGCTCTTCTTTTTCAATTAGCCAAAACATAACCTTGATTTACGGGAAT